TGTCTCAACAGTCAGGCCCGCATTGTTTCCGGTCAGGAATTCAATGATTGCAACATCAAAAGGCAGCGCACCATTTGGCCCGGTTGCTGCTGGTGTAATGGTAGCAGTGAATTCCCTGTCTGTTTCAGAGCCAACTGACAGCACCGTGTTGGCTTGCCATAATGATGTGATATCAAAGTTGCACGGAAACGGTGCTGCTGATTCTGATGACCCGAATACGGCTCTGCACGTCAGTGAATAGAGATCAATGAAGTTTTGCTTTAACTGTTGGGGGATCCCGCGCAGTTCGATCACGCCTGATAATTCATCGTCTGAGCGCACAATACCCGTTCGGCCTGATTGTACCAGGTAATGGCCCATTGACGTATCTGCCCAGTTCACCCGGTATACATAAAACGCAGCATAATCCAGCACGCCTGCATTGATTTCCTCACGGGTGAAATCCGTGGTGATCAGTAAGGTTGCTTCTGAGTTGGCAACCTCGAGACCGGCAGAGGTTTCTACCGCTGTCGGGTTCATGCCAATGGATGATGAGTACGTCAGGGATCCGCTGCCATCGTCATAGTCAACATCAACATCGAGTGATGTAACACCAAATGCAGAGGCGTTCTGCGGGTCGATTTTAAGCAGGTAGCAAAGGGTAGTGGAGCCGGTATCCAGGTGGGCCTGTAGTGCAGCCGGGATCGTTTTCACACGAATTGATCCTCTACAAGCGTTATATCAGTAGAGTGCGCCACCAAATTCTCGAAAGTGAAATTCAAAGCGTCGTCATCAAAATATACTGGCACATCAAATTCGCCGGTGGCCTTTATGACTTTACCTGCCGTGGATGTGAACGTCACTATGCCAGTGAGCAAATCAATGGTGTGTGCCAGGCTAACATCGTCCTCAGTCAGCGCGATGCCAGCTACGGGTTTAGTTATTTTCCGGTCGGCCGTCTCAGAACCAAATGTGTATGGCTTGATTAGCTGCATCGTTTCGCCGGCACCGCCGACCGCTGTGCCAATAGTTACATCCGATAATTGATAATCAGCACGATCTTTGAAGCGGAATGTGTGAATAGATCCAAGGCATGCAATGTAGGCGGCGAGTATGAGATCGTGCTCAGCTCTTGATATGCGATCGTAACCGGCTCTAAAACGGTACAGTGGCGCAGATCGTTCGGCATTTCGTACCGTGCGCCCGCTAAACAATCGAACCTTGGTGGTGAGCCATGTCGGCCCACCGGTAAAGCCCAGCGCCAACTTATCCAGCAGTCTCTCATCAATAAAACTCATTATCGTTACCTGTTTCGAGAAACGGCGCGTTTCTGTTCGCGGCTAATGGTTGAAGCCATTTGGGCTGGCGTGGTGCGTGCAATTTGTGCTGGTAGGTTAATCGTGAAGTTATTGTTTACGGTCTGACCGCTTGAGAGCTTGCTGTTTGGAATGACCGTCCCGGAATTACGGGGAACGATCAGCTCAGGACCTCGCTCACCGACCAGGTACGGTACACCCGCAGTAACGGGTCCGCCGATTGCCCGGCCACCACCGAACACGCCGGCCAAGCTGAAACCTCCACCAACGCCAGCGCCCTGGCCAAACGCGGCCATGATGGCCTGCTGAATTATGATTCTTGCCATGTCAGCGATAATCGCCTTCGCCATGTCAGCAAATGCTTCTTTGGCAGACTTCGTGCCATTTTCCATATCACTCAGAAAACCATTAGCAGCATTGCTGAATATACCCATCGCCGCACCCCGCTGAGCCTCCGATGCAGCCAGCTCCTGATTCTGTACTATTAATTCACGCGCTTTCTCAATCTGTGCAATTGTGGCATCGGTTTCGATGCCGCGCAGCTGAATCGCAATCTCGCGCTCTGCGTTGGTTAATCCAATCAGGGATTGCTCAAACTGCAGCTGGCTGATTAACTCCGCCCCCGCAGAAAGCTGCACTTGTGTTTTTTCTGCGGTGACCGTTATCAATTCCAGCTTCGCAGTATCGACTTCGTTCAACGTGTTCTTTACTGCGATCAGCTGCTCGATCTGTGCGGCTTCTTCAGCGGTTGCTACTCCCTCAAGATTCCGGAGGGCAATTGCCTGCTCTTTTGCAGTATTCGATAAACCAATGAGACTGGTTTCAAACTGCAGCTTTTCAATCAGTTTCTGACTGTCTGAATCAGCACCAGCGCCTGTATCACCCCCGGTAGATCCGGGCAGCGCATCGGATACCCTGCCTGCAACGTCAGTTTGATTAGGTTTTTTGTCAGTCGCCTTTGCTTCTATTTCATCCAGTAGGTTCTGGGTGATTCTAATTTCCTCGTTGATTCGTGCAACTTCTTCAGCGGCCTGGTCTCCACCAAGCAGTTTTCCTATCCATCCAGCCGCCGCTTCTTCAGCGCCTTTAAGCTCGACCTGCAGGTCGGCCATCTGGTCGCTTAATCTGACAACATCATCGTTATCTATAACCCCAAACAGGGCCCCTAATTCATCTTTGAGAAAACCAATAGTTCCGGGAAGTTGCACGATGACTTCGAGAAGGTCTAACGCACCAACGGCAAGGTCTTGAAACCCTGACTTAACATCGGGATCCGCAAGGATTGCAGCTAATTCATTCAGAGAACCAGTAATGCCGTCCTTACCGGTACCCGTAACCTCCAGCAGATCCCCAAAGTTATTCTTGACCGCATCAAGGGCACCACCCAGGGTTTCGCGTGCCGCCTTGGCACTGCCACCAAACTGGACTTCAAGTTCTTTAAGGATTATTGCCTGGGCGCCGGCCGTGTCGTTGGCGTCCACCATCGCAAAGATCATCTCTTTTTGCGCTTCAGAGAATGTGATTCCCGAACGGGATAATGCGGTGAGTTGGGTTTTTGGGTCGTTGAGGGCCTTGCCCAGTTGGATGGCAGCAGACTTTAAATCCGTGCCCATGGCGGTGGCTGTATCGAGGACGGCCTGGGTGGCGCGTGGGAACGCCTCACCGCCGATGTTGCGGAATGTCAGCAGGAGGTTCTGGGCCTTGATGACGGCTTCATCACCAAACGTGGAGACCTGTTGCAATGCAGCTGCATGATCCTGCAGCGCCTGGGAAGCCTCCGGCGTAAAGCGCCCCGTTGATTTCAGTGCGGCGTTTAGCTGGGCAACTGCTTTCTCTTGCTCAATTGTGTTTTTAATGACGCTACGGGCCACCATTGCACCCAGCGCGACACCGGCAATGCCGGCGGCTTTTCCAACCGCCGCTAATTGCCGCTTGGCCTTCGCGAATGAGCTATTGAGCTGGTTGTCGCCTTTAAGGACAAAACGGCTTGTTACTGTTTTACTCACTATTGACCTCCGCCGCTATGATCCGCATCGCGTCTGCAAATACCTGGGGTTGCGACATAACGCCGCCATCGAACGGGAGAAAGCCCGCGCTGTAGTGGGAATAAAGATCGAGCAGGCCCCAGGAATCACCGGTGACAAGATTGACCGGGCACTCATTGGTATCAATGCCCAGCTCTTCGATATACCAGCTATCTCCCCGCCGTCCGTCTACGCAATTACACTCGCCGCGCAAACAGGGGAACTCCTTGATGTTTTTTGAAATGACGACGGCGAGGGTTAGTTTTTTGATTCACCTGCAGTGAGGCGGCTGATCTCCATCACACGATTGCCGACTTCCATGATCCAGCCGGGCTGAATTTTGCCGAACGCCTGGGCCGCATAGCGTAGCTCGTTGCCCGGGTTATCAGCATCCTCGATGCCCCTCCAGTTTTTAACACCGAGCTTAAATGCTTTGATGACACCGGCACCGCCGACTTCGCCAGTCGCTGTGCTGTAGGACTCCATCAGCACAGCTGTCCAGGCCACCCCGTCCAGGGGTTTAAGATAAAACTGGACCGGGTCATCCTCGCCTTCATCTATCGCCAATGTGTACCACTCAGGCGAAACGCCCTTGATACTTGATCTCATGTGTTACCCCTACGTTAAGATGAGCGATATCTCATCATCACCAGACGACTCGGCAGCGCCAAAAGTGAGATCATAGGCCAGCACACCTTCGCGCTCGGATGGCGCCATGTCACGGTAATAAACCGCCGGCATGGTGATCTGGACCTGGTTGCCAGCTGTTGCACCGATCGGGCCCATTGACAGGGCTTCGGTCGTGCCAGCTTTAAACGCCACCATGAAATCATGGGCCGCCACCAATGGCTGTTCTGGATTGATTGAACCGCTCACATCGCGACTGGTAACCAGGACCTCGCCATAACCATCAGTAGCGCTGAGATTCGGTGGCGTTTCTACCGTGATACCCATGTCAACATCAAGCGACTGGATAACCGCAGAGTAGCCACCAATAGTAAAGCTGCCATTGATCATGATCGGCGGAACGGTTGAGTCGTAGGTTGGTGTCGCTAACGCTATATCGGTCGGGCCCGAGAAGTGACCGGTAAAGGTAAACGAAGCCATCAGACGGCCACCAACCTCCCCCTGCAGGGTATACGAGCCACGGCAACCAGTCAGCTTTGTCAGGGTTCCGTCCTCGTAAAAATACAGCGTCAGGCTGCTCTGGGATGCACTGGCAGGATCGTATGCTACCGATGTAACCGCCACGATGGTTTCTGCCATGCCACAACCGAGAAACAGCGCACCGATCTCTGGTGCTGTTCCGGCAGTGCCGGATCCTTTGACCTCGGCAGTAAATGTCACGCTCAGCAAAGAGCCACCATACACTTGCTGCAAGCTACCCAGAGAGCTCCTGATGGCGGGCCGATCAACCATGCGAAGACCTTCGGTTGCCCAGTTCAGTTCCTCAATCAGGATTGCATTGTCGGCCCCTGTCGGGACCGCGTCGGTGTTGTATGTGGACTCAACTTTCGCCAGCAATATCCGGCGTCTGACCAGTTTAGTCATTTGGTTTCTCCTTCACTTTCTTTGCTGGTTTAGGTTTCGGCAAACGAATAGTCTTGCCCTCACGTAATTTCATCGTCTTTCTCATGGTGCGAGTCCTGCATCTGCTTGGTTGTGGCGGTAGTACACGATCCAATTCAGGACCATCGTTCCTGCATAATGGTCACCCGAGCCGTCAATGGTTGGTTCGTCTACACCGTTTGGAATGATGTCGATAACGTAAGCCAGGCTTAGCGGGTTCTCTGCCATCAGCAATAAATGCACCTGCCGGCGTAGTTCATTCAATTCCGTTTCAATGTTCAGTGCCGTGGATTTGTCGGCAACTTCGGTGCGGACCTCTAAAAACTGGTCCATGACCGCAACATTCATGCGCCCCGCTTCGCCTGTCGGTTCCTCCGCGCCCTGGAACACGCCCACGGCCGGCAGGTCGGCATCGGGGATCTCGTCCACTCGCCCACGGTAAATGGTTGCGCTCATACCGGCATCGAGTACCGAGACCACAGTCGTCATGATGGTTTCAACTAACAGCGTCATGTCAGCCTACAAAATGCGATCCACATGAAACCCTCGTCTTTTTCGACACGACTGACCGCATAAGAGATAGAGGCTCGCTCAAACACATCGCCCTGGGCGAGATTTGCCGCATCCTCGCGATGCACAGAGAACTGTGGGCCAGTGCCCTCAAATATCAGATCATCACCCTCAACCGGAGCGGTCGGAGAGCGAAAAATCGCGTCATCGAGTTTGACCCGGGATCCGCCGGATGGTGTGTAATAAATGGTTGCGTCGTCAGGTGTCTGCAGCGTCTGTAACACCGTTCTGTCAACTGCTGAAAAGTCCATAATAATGGGGTGACCCGAAGGCCACCCCGATCTATCAGGTTACAGTGGTTGTGCGTTTGTTGAGATGTACTGCAATCTCAAGAACCCCCGAACCTGCGGCCTCATCAGCCATGCCACAAAGAAAGTCACCGGTTGCAGGTGTGGCTGCATCATCATCGCAATTCCCCGCGCTGACATCCCAGTACACTTGCTCACCCTGTACGATAACCGCACCGGTGACCTTGGGAATATTGTATACGCCACTGATGGCGTAAGGGATTACATCACCACTTACACCGGCAATAACCGCCACACCAATGATGCCGGTACCGATCACGTCAACATCATTGACGGCCACGGTTCCACTTAAAGTGACATTCATTGTGTCACCCTTTTTCACGAATTTCGTAGTCATAACAAGATCCTCTTGAATTAAAAAAAGGGCGCTTTCGCGCCCCTCAAGTCTTTACAACAGCGGATTAGGCTCCAGCGTTCTTGTAGCCAGCGCGCCAGTCAATGCCGGACAGGCCGTAGTCAAGCCGGACCTTCATAAGCAGCGCATCAGTTGACCACTCGAAATCCTCATCGATGAACGGTGTCTGCTGTCCGTTCAGGAACGCGACTTCAAGTAACGGCGCATCCATCGGATCTGCTGCCAACCACCAGGCGGTAGAGCTGATGCCATCAAGGTACGGATCAGTAACCAACTCCAGCCTCGCCACATCGGCCAGGAAGTTCTTCTTGCCGCTGTTTGCGTTTGAGAAGTCTGCGGTTGAATTCAACAGTGCCCATACGGTATCTTCCAAACCAACAGAGGTAAGGATGGACCGGGGCATAATGTTGAGCGTATCTTTCAAACCAGCATCTTTCTGCTTGCGCATGGCGGCGCGGCCTGCCGATATTGTTGCGACAGTCGGTGCGCCACCAGAGCTTGCCAAGTTGGCGTGACCGCCGCCGGTAGTTACTGCCGTGGAGTTGAACATCTGACCCGAATCAGCCATTGTTGGACCATTGTTACTGGTGCCACTGGTCAACAGGGTATATGCGTCATTGTTGACAGTGCGCGCTGCGGCACGGCCCAGCATCTGAGCCCTGCGATTGAAGCCATTCAGGTCATCGTTGACGATCATCTGACGGGTCAGTTTCAGGCCCTTGCCCTTGGTCTGTGCGGTGACACTTTCGGATTCTTCATCGAAGGATCCATAGGTATATTCACCGCCCTCTGGAATTACAGCCAGGCTATTGAATGAGCCAAGCTGGATCCGTGGACTGGCCTTGAAGTCAGGGACGTCACCGATAGCGCACCAGAGCTGGTACGTGCTCGGGAAGTTCTCGTATGCGGTGCGCAGCATCTTGCTTGCCACACCTGACAACAGGTTCGGGAAGTCACTGGATGACAGCGAGGCCAGAACCTTGCGTGCAACACCATCAGCACTCAGGCCCCGAACACTCACGCCAGCCATGATAAGCGAGTGCTCAGCCAGGCGCGCCAGCGACAGGCCGTTAAACTCGTTATCTTCCTCGCGCACCATTTGGCCGGTACGCGCCAGAAGCGCATTGACTGCGCCCTCTTTGAACTTGTCGCGCTGGTCCTCGATTGAAACAGCGTGACCAGCAGTACCGCCCTGGGTGGATTCGTACTTCTGATCCAGGATCAATGCATTTACCTGGTCCTTGCTCAAACCGTCATCGATGGCCGTTGCAATGAACTCAGCGTCCATTTTGAACTTGCCACACAGGGCTGTAATATCAGATACCCTTGTGCGCTCTTCTTCACGGGCTGTCTTTGCCGCCGCTTTAACGGCTTTGTCGGTGTCTTTCTCCGACGCAGTTACTTTAGTAGTCATAGTTCCCTCCGTAGGGATTGCGCCGGCTTTCGCCGACTGGTTGGAAGCCGCAGCCTTCTGCGGGGTTGTGAATTCTTGAGGAGTGTTTTTGAAACAGGCCATAACAACATCCCATGATGCCTCTGGTTTTTCTTTGGCTTTTATCTTTGTGGTTTCGTCTGCGAATCCTGCGTCTACCGCTTCCTGTGCGGTGAACCAGGTTTCTGCATCGAGCAAGGATTTTAGTTCGTCGCGGGGCTTGCCTGTTCCCTCTTCGTAAACGTCCAGCATGCCGGTTTCGACCTTATCCAGAACCTCGGCAAAATCTCGCATTTCGTTGGCGTTACCAGCAAATAGCGCATGTGGAGAATGAACCATCATGGCCGCGCCGGTACCCATGACCACTCGGTCAGCAGAAACTGCAATTACTGATGCAATGGAGGCGGCAAGGCCGTCAATCTGCGCGTGCACCGTTGCTGGGTGATTGGACAAAATATTGGCAATTGAAAGTCCGTCCCAAACATTGCCACCAGGCGAGTTGATGTATACATCGATATGCTCGACATCGCCCAGGTCATTCAGATCCTTGCGGAACTGTTCAGCGGTCACGCCGTCCTCAAAGAACCCCTGGCCAATCGTGCCGTAAATGGTTATTTCAGCACGTTTATCTTTTGCGTCGATTCTGATAATCATTTCTGTCTCCATAAAAAACCCGCTTTTGCGGGCGGGTTAATCGGTATCAGGTAACTCCGTTCCAGGCTGCCTTGCCTGAGTCAGGCCAGCGGCACTGACCTTGCGCGGATCGCTGTCAAGAATAATGTTCTTGCTATCCAGTTCCTGGTTTGTTCTTTCGATCTCGGCCAGTATCCGCGCTGTGTGCAGTCCATATTCACGATGGACCGCCGGCAGACTGGTAATACCAGACCGAATTGCATCGCGCAGCGGTGGTACTTCCTTGGCCGGGTCGATCATTTCTCGGCGTGGTGGTGTCCACTCGAATCTTGTATCTTGTGGGACCGACGCACCGCTCAGTTCGGCCGCTTCAAAAAACCACTCTCCGATCCGGTTGCAGAACTGCGGGATAACCATGTTCTTACGCCACCGCTGGATATTGCGCTGGAAGTCCAGCCAGCCCATGCGGCCGGATGAAAAGTTCACATTTGACAGATTGCCGGTTAATGCCTGGTAGCTGACACCGTAAGCTGCGGCCACCCGATATAAAACCTTGTCTACGTAGCCGCCATACTCTGCGGCGATTGGTGGGCTGGAGAACTTCAGTTCACGCCCGGAGCGCGGGCGGTAGATAATTCCCGGCTCAAGGTCTTCAAGCTCATTTTCAGTGTTGCCGTCATCGCTTGCGATAGGATCGGTTTCTATTTCTACAGCCATGAAACAGTTGGCGAGTTTCTGCCGCAGCAAAAACGCATCCTCGAAACCATCCAGGTCATAGAGGGTCAACAATGCTGCATGGCCCCATGGCACGCCGCGCACTTGTTGCGGGCGGTCTATACGGTACATGTGCGCAATGTCTGCCGCCGGAACCCGCCTTGAGTTCGTAAAGCGCATCATGCTGTCCCCGGGATGATCACTGAACAACCAGTAAGCGACCCGCTTGCCGATGACATTAAACTCGATTCCCTGAACAATGCGACCACCGTTTGGCAGGCTCTCGTTTTTGTCGTGGTCTAGATAGTCCGGTTCCAGCAACTCTATCTGGAACGGCACAGGCAGGCCGTCTTCAGGGCGGCGCCAGCGCCTTCGTATAAGCACCTCGCCCGCCTCGCTGGTAGATTGCATGGCCAGTGACTGCAGGCCGTAGAAATTATTCATGCCAGCGGTGTCGCAATCGGTAGACTCGGCCCAGCTCAACCAGAGGTCAGTTAGATTACTATCCATATCGACCCCGGAAAACACCTCTCCGATGATGCCGTAACCGATCGTATTGGTGCATATTGCCCTCACCGCATTTTGCGCCCATGGGTTATCACGCACTAACGTCCGGTGGCGGTTGCGCATCCTTGGCAGACTGCGGAATATCTCAGTATTGGCGGATGTTGGCTTGTCTTTAAGACCGCCGAACCTACGCCCAAGGCCGCCGGCCTCATAGGCTTTAATGATCTTTTGTGCGGTCCGCAACTGATCAGCTTCAAGTCTGGACCGTTCACGCCGGGCGGCCACGCCCGGGACAAACGATGTAAGCATGGTGTCCATGATGCTCATGTTATGCCCTTGCTGTAACTGAATTTGCGCATTGCTTCTTTCGCCACGCCTGGGAGTCCAAGCTCATCCATCATCAGGGAACGGATTTTCAACATCTCGTTGAGCGATCGATACTGCACCGAGCGATCGGCATAGCGCACACTGGTTACGCCGTTGGATATTGCCTTGTTCAGCGCATCCAGATCAGTCTGTGTCCATGCCATGATTTAACTCCTTAAATATCCGCCGCGCTTGTTCATGCGGCCGCTGCCTGACAGGTATCCGTCACGCTTGGACTTGCCTTGTTTTGGTTTTGGCCTGGGCTTATCGCCAGCCAGGTCAACGCCAAAATGCTGCTGTAGGATCCGGATAGCCGCCAACGAGTACACCGAGCAATCGGTCGCCTCGTTGCGCCGTTTCTTCGCGTCCCAGACCCACTCAGCAACCCCGCCACGATAACGCCTGACCTGTTCCTCAGCTGTGACCTGTTTAAAATAATCGCGATCAAATGGATCACTGTCAGGACGTGGGCCCGTTACAGGCCAATGCACATAACCCGGACCAGGATCCGTAATTTTGTAGCGCTGGTACAGCAGAGCTTTGGCTGTGTCTGTGCCTACACCCGTCCCGTATACGCCTGATTTATCGCGCTTGCGCGGCATCATTGCCACTGGTCGGTTGCGGTATCTCAAGCCGTGTATCGGAATCAACTTCCTGACCCCGATCCGCTTTGAAAACTTATTTACCTCATCCGTGTAATGACCGCCCTTGTCCTGGCATGACAGGCTGAGGCCCAGCAGGGTGCCATCCTCGCGGATGTAAGTCTTATTCAGTATCTCAGCTAATTTATTCCATATCGTTTGGCGACCCGGATCACCAAACAGTCGGATGTAATCAACCGACCAGCGCTCCTCTCCAACTCCATAAGCGTCGATCTGGATTTCAAAACGATCATCCTGAGTATCTACGCCGGCAACCAGAACCAGGCCACCTTCCGGCACAGGAGCTGCATAATGTTCTCTCCGGGTGTGCAGCTGCTCATCGTCCGGACGTTCGCCTTCATCTTCTTCCCAGGTCTCGCCCAGGGTCGTGTTGATGAATGTCTTTAATTTGCTACGGTCTTTTGATGCGGCGATGAACTCACGTACCAGCTGGTGCCATGGCACCAAGCCGGCTGCGCCAGTCCACAAATGAAATGCTATGTGTGCAGGTGCATCAACCAGCTTGTTTTTCTTGGATCTGAACGCGCCTTCTGGGTCAATCCATACCTCAGATTCTGAGATCCAGCGCCCTGCATCACGGATATCAAGATAATCTTCGTAGGTAAATAACGCCCCACATTGCTTGGTATTGGCGCACAGATAACGGACTGTGGCAGGGTCATCACCCACCCATTTGAAACCAAGCGGCTCATCTTTCCCGCCCCATCTGAGCGATTGTTCATGTCCGCAGTGTGGACATTTCACGTGGAACCTAAACCGCTCGTCAGCCCGGTCGTATTCGGCCTCGATCAAACAGCCGCCTTCCTCGGGCGGGCCTTTCAGTTTCGGGGTAGATCCACGCACCGATTTGGGAAAAGTAGCGCCCTCAATGCGCTTGTCTCCCAGGGTAATCGGATCCCCTTCGTTTTGTATGTCGTGATCGAAACCGGACAGCTCATCGTAATAAACTACGTCCTTCGACATGCGGCGGTAGTTCTTACCAGCTTTGCCACCGCGAATATCCAGCGTCGAGCCGATGAACACCTTTTTAGCCAGGGTGTTGAACTTTGATTTCGTCGCGTAGTACGGGAATACCCGCTGCACTGAAACACAGTCCCGCAGCATCGGGTCAATCTCATCCTTCGTGAAGTCGCCAGCATCCTGGTCAACTGGCAGAAACACCACCTGGTTGCGCTGCTTATGCTCAGCAAAATAGCCGATGGCCGCGACGATCATCTTGCTAAAACCAACCCGTGCTGACTTCATCATGGTGACTGAGCGGATATCATCATTGCTGATGCAATCCATGATGCCTACCTGGTACGGCAAACTTTCCCACTGGCCCTGAATGTAACTGCTTTCAGGTGACAGGTAGAAATGCAGTTCCGCCCATTCACTCAGCCGGAGCGGTAACGGTTTCTCCAGCGTCCGTAAACCAAGCGCCAGTGACCTATTAATCTGTGTTGTCGTTATACTCATCGAGATCAACCGTCACCTGGGCGGCGGCATTCTGAGCCTTGACGATCTCGCGGCGGATTGTCTCGATATTCGATGCCGTCAACTTGGGGTTGCGCTTCTTCAGCTGCAGCGGCAATGCATCCAGGATTGCGCTGATCTGACCACCGACCTTGCCGAGTACCCACTCAATAACCACCACCGGTGCCAGCTCTTTCCGGAGCTGCGCATTCTTGAGCTCCTGGCCTTCACGCTGGGCTTTTGTGAGTAATAGCTTTTCCTCACGCTCAGCCCGGTACAGCTCCGCCTCGGTTGCGGTGTCGATCGATTTCGTTAAACGCGCTGCCTGGTTGACCAGGCGGTTTTCCAGAACATGCCCGACAACGTAATATGCGTTGCGGCCAATCTTGGCGACCGGCGCAACCTGCCACTTTACAAAAGCCTGGACCGAGATCCCGCAAGCCTTCGCCATTTGTGATTGAGTCAGCCAATAGGTTTCGCGCTTCACTTTGGCTGTTGTTTTTTTCCTTGTCATTAATACAACAACCTGTCTTTCATATCCCGCTCATAATTAGTGAGAAACCGGGGCGCTTGCTACC